AATTATAACCGAAAACACTCTCGCTTCCACTAAAACTTGCAGCCGAACTTGCCATGGTCAATGCAAGTGCATCTGCTTTGTCGGGAGATTTTATTCCTCTTTTGCGCATTTCGTCTTTTGACTCTATCTTTATTTTGCCAGTCGAAGTATATTTATATAACGGCGCAGCTAATTCCGCTACAAGCTCATCATCATTAGGAAGACGGCAATCACGCTGCGCCAGCCAATCCTTAATCGCAAACCATAACTCAGCACGCAAGTTCAAATAGTTCTTTTTGGTACTTGGAGCTTCTGCCACATTCACCCCGCGCACTGGTAAATTTTGCTCACGCAGTCGATCAACCACACCCGCGCCAAGTCCAATGACATCGACCAAGATCTCTTGCGGTCGTTCCATAACAGTACAATCATCGTAGCGATTTTTAACCACACCACAAAGTTGCATCAAGTCCATGGAGGCAAATGATTTAATTTCTAAGACAGTGTTTCCCTGGCGCACGCACAGCGCACTGTTATCGCCACCGAATCTAGCAACATCTAAACCCCAAACGATTGGCTCATTCGCAGTCAGCGTGACATCGCGTTCTACCGCACCGCGCACTAAGTCAAGCGGTATGACAGTATCATCGTCTGCGCTAGGAAACTCGCCCATGACCTCCACACGCGCGACTGTGGAATCTTCGCCATACTGCTCGATCATCGATTGGAAGAGTTTTTGATCTGTGCCTTCGACTGTGCGCGAGTCGATTTGCACGTTTTGCCAAAAGCGCTTTTTGCTATTAAAGGAATCGTAAAATGGGCCTGTGTTTCGGCGCGGGTTGGAGAAAGTAAACCAGTAACGATTGGATGTTGGTTCAGAGAAGAAACCTTCGGATACGCTGTAGATGGGTGAAGGTATACCCGATGCCTCATCCATAATTAAGCAGACCCCGTAGGAGCTGTGAATACCCGCAAAGGCATCTGGATTTTCTTCTGACCATAGTTGCGCCTGCGCGTAGTAATAACCAGTATCAATCTTGAGGTCGCGCTCTAGCGCTTCTTGAAACCAAGGCGCTGGTTTAACTGTGGTTGCGGTTTTTTGAAACCAATGAGAGTTGATTGCAAGAGTCATCCATTTACCAAGTTCAGCCCAAGTTCTACTTCTAAGCTGTTGTTCGGTGTTAGCGGTTACTATGATGGTAGCCCCCAGTCTTGTGGATAACATCCAAAGAATAATCCATGCAACCAAAGCAGATTTACCAATACCACGACCTGAAGCTACAGCCATTCTAAACATCTCTGGTAAATCCCTAGTGCCATTTCTAGCAATATGGATTGTCATTTCTCGCAAAATTTTTTCCTGCCACTTACGCGGGCCTTTAAAGTCTTCGAGGGGGGTGTCTTTCATTCCCCAAGGGAAAGCAAACTTAACAAAGTTTAATGGATCGTCTTTTACATTGACTGACCATATCTCTGTCATCAATCTCTTTTCGTCTTCGGCTTTATATTTCATAAAAAAAATTTAAAAAAAAATTAAAAAAAATTAGTTCATTAGTTTATATATACATACTACCCGCGCACAATCAAAAGGGGGGGTCATTTGCTAACAATCCGCGCATCCGCGCAAAGTGAGCGCGCTATCAGAAGCGCGGAGAGTGGCGCTATGAGCTTCGCGCGCTCTGCGCGTGGGTAGGTACAAGGGAGAAGATAAATACCCCGTGCGCGAGCTCTCATGAGTTCTTAGCCTTGTTTAATTGTTTTATGTCGATCTCTTTGGGCGCGCTGGGTAGCGCGTCCTTGGGCGCTTCTATAATTCTAGCGTTGGCGGAGCTGATTATTTCGCTCAAATTTAAAGTATGGGAAATTTCAGCTTTTTCTGCCCAGCGCTCGCGGTCGGCTGATTTGAGATAGAACTGGATCGCTTGGAATTCGCCATCCTCTATTTTTTCCATAAGTTTAGAAGTTGCTCTAGTTAATCCTTTTGCTTTTCCTCTCTCTAACGCGTCATTTATTTCTTGTTTTTTTTTGCGGTTCTTATCGAATGCACTCCAAGAAATGCCAAGAGATCGGCAAATATCCATGACTCCCATGTTCAGAGCTGCCAAATGTTCAACTTGATTAATTTGATCTTGTGTAAGAATTAAAGCCTTTCGCCCTCTCTTTTTAAGCGTTTTTTGTTCCATAATTCATTTTTATTAGTAATTAATTGTAATTAATTAATATTCCCTTATGCCCCTATATTATCGCATTCCTGGAGCATTCACCTAATCTGTTTACAAAGAATGTTGGCTGTAATGTGTACAAGTTAGTTTATATATGCATAATAGGAGATATATAAATTACTTAGGAGAGTAAAAAATGAAAACAAAGAACTTAGAAGCATACTTATCAAGCGGTGTTGAAAAACACCAAGATGGAACATTTACAATGTTTGGTTATATAGATAACAAACAAGGAAAAGAAATTGCATCTCATAAATGCAAATATCAAGGCTATACATTAGCGGAAGCAAGAACAAAATTTAAAATTGAATTATCTGATATTGTAGAAATGTTAGAAGATGAGAAAATATTTTCTCACGATGAATGGTTAATTTTTGAATACCCCCATAAAAGCATGATCTAAAACCCCCCACGATTTAGCGCCCCGTCTTTTCGGGGCTTTCGTGGTATAAGCAACCCATTTAACAAAGGAGAGTAAAAATGGATTATAAAAGAGAAGAGATAAAAGAATATTTTGATGATTTCATTAATGATCAAGATGCGGAATGGATAGAAGAGAACAAGGATGATCTTCATTATCATGCTTTCAATACTGACTATTACATCATAGGCACTTACCAAGCTAAGCAATGGTTAGGTGATCAAGTTTTTGATGTTATAGAGCATATTAGAGAGTATGAGCAATCTAACTTTGGCGAAGTATCAACCGATTTCAGCGATGCTGAGAGAGTTGTAAATATGTATACCTACATCATGGGTGAAGAGATTGTTTCTGAGTATGTTAATAAACTTGAGGAGGTGGCGTAATGAATCTTATTAAAGCAAAATTTACATTCTCAGATTATGAGGATTTCCCAACCTTTGAGGGCGCATACGACCCAAGTAATAGATATTGGAACGGATGGGCGAACCCTTATTTTAACCAAGCAACAAGAGATGCTTTTATTGAGTATGAAAAAACCTTATTAAAAGACATGAGCAAAGAATACCAAAAAGAAAATGAGGAATTCTTAGCCGAACTTGAGAGCATCCAAGCGGAGACAATCAACGGAGAAGAATTATATTACTTCGGCGGGTTTCTTTGTTGGGATGAAGTGGAAGAAGTTAAAACATTTCCAAAAAATAGTTGGACTTGTTTTGATAGAACTGAGGTTGATCTTGCGGGTATCAGATACACAGTAACCCCAACATATTGGAATAAAATTATTAATGATGATATGCCAAGATTAAAAGAAATCCTCGGAGACAGATTATATGAATGGGCGATTGATGGCGGTCATACTGTAGAAATACCACAAGATGAAATATTCTGTAAGGAGGTGATCTAATGAATATTATTACTAATTTTGGAAATAAACGCTTTGAGGGTTCAGCTGATGAATTTAAAAAGAGAATCAGACAAGAGCGCAAGATATACCTAGTTGATTGGGTTGATGGTTATGGAGAAGTACCAAAAGAAAAAGTTTCTCTCTATACGCTCATCAACTCGGATGATTGGGGTCTAGATGATGAATTCATAGCGCAATTACATTTTCTTAAAGATGATGCAATGCTTACATATTCAGACCCTAGCGGAACTCTAACCTTTACCAAACAAAAGGAGGTGATCTAATGAGCGCGGACACATTAATAGAATTTAGAGTTATTAGAAAAAAGGTTATCAAAGAAGAAACCTACATCTACGCGGAAAGTTGGGAAGATGTAGAGTCTAAACTTGATGATGCAATTATTAATGACTCTGTTGAATGGGAACATTTAGAAGATTCAGAAACCATAGATATAGAGGACGCTTAACATGAGCATTAAAAGATACAACTTCAGCAAGCCTAAGATTAACCGCCAAGAATTAGAGCTTCTTAACTGGTTTTTAGCGCACACCAATGACAACCCGCTAATCAATCCGCAAGCCTTGGAACTATTCAAGGCTAACGG